AAAAGAACGATGAGACTCCAATTTTATTAGATACAGACATAGAAAGCTTCCCAGGACCATCGTCACCGACTAGCACAATTATCCCTGTGTTTTGGGAGCAACCTTATAATTTATCAAATTCAGGTTCTACAAGTTTTGATTTAGTTCAAGGAGATTTAGTTTCTGTTTATTTAAGATTTGAATTTCAATTTTCTATTGATGTTGGGTCAGATACAGGATCAATAGAGTACACAAATCGTAGCATTTACATGTATTTCATGGATAGCGACATAGAATTTAAATTCAAATCAAGCTTTCCAGAAAACAATGCGCCCGGTATTTTACTACACGATGCAGCGGGTCAAATCATAGATCGTGTCACAGGGACCTCTCAAAAGATGTATTCTGACCTATTAGGATCAACACAAACTCAGTATAAGCAATACGTAACGGATGGGTGTGCGTGGGAATATATTCTAGTAAAGGGACTGCAATTACGTCGTTATACTCTTTTGGAAAAGCCGTTCTTTCAGTCGTTTAAGCAATGGTGGGAAGGCGCTAACCCTATTTTAAACCTTGGATTAGGATATGAAGAGGTTGAGGGGGATCAAGTTATTAGAATAGAAAATAAACGATATTTCTATGATGACTCTGATGTTTCCGTTAACATCTCAAATGTTCGAGATATTGTTCGAAAGTACGATCCAAATAGACTATTTAAAGCGGTTAGAATAGGCTATAAAAAATGGCAAAGTGAGGATGTTTCAGGTATTGACGACCCACAAACGAAACACACATATGCGACCAGGCTTCAGAAATCAGGTAAAGACATTACAATTGAGAGTGACTTTATAGCTGCATCTTTAGCTATTGAGACCACTCGCCGAAAGACCAGAGAAAAGTCTGCAGATTACAAGTATGATGATGATACTTTCATTATAGCCATTCGGCCTGATCCTATCGATATTTCACCAGAAACATCGCCTGATGTGACTGATTTTGAGCCTGAATTGGACGAGAATTTTTCCAGCATAGAAAACCTTCTTAATCCAGAAACAAGGTACAATACCAGGATTACACCAGCTTATAATTTTCAGCGGTGGAAAGATTGGTTATCGGGTGGACTCCAAGCGTACCTTGAAAGTGAATTTAAGTTCACTTCCGGAGAAGGCAATTATGACGTTATCTCTAATCTTATTGATATCTCAGACGGATGTGAAGAATATCGCGGCGAACTATCTGAGAAGCAGGATATCAGCGTTTCAGATGATCCTTTCCACCTTGCTTTGGAGTACGAAATTAATTGCCCTTTGGATTGGAACGACTATGTTTTAATAAGGGACAACAGGAATTTGGCAATTGGGGTAAGCCAAACAGATATAGGGCACGTTAAATTCTTCATTAAGACGCTTGAGTATTCACCAGTAAAAGGAGAACTAAAGATAACAGCATGGTCGACTGAATTTATGGAGATAGAAACCATAAGGACAACGACCATAATGCAAGTTTGCGTAGTCGATCCTTGTGAAGACCAGTTTTTAACAGAAAACAATCTGGAATTTATAACTGAAGATGGTGAGTGTTTAATTTTGGAGGAATGAACAAATTATTTACTATATTGGCGTTATTCTTATTACTCGCAGCCTGCGAGTCGACGCATGAAGAACAAAAGCAATGCTTTGAAGTGACATTTTCCGACGCGCTTCCAGTGCAATTTTGGTTAAATGGGTGTCCTACATATAATGAAACCTTACCAAAAGGTGTTCATTACAAATGCTTTTGCCATCCATGGTTATGTAGTGATGAGCTAAAAATCCAATTCACTGATGAGGATGAGGATAGTTTTTATCTATCCATTGAAGATCCTGATGGTAATGTCATAGATACCATTAATTTCGAAGCCAGTGATGTGGTTATAGAAAACCCAGATCAAATTGATAACTACGAATTTGAAGATACCATTAATCCATGGACAGGGAACACTCAACTGATAGGAACTGGTGATCGTGAATGGGGATGGAGTTCTTATAATGGTGGATCTGCTGTTGTTACGATGCAGCCATTTGTTGAACTAGCAGCAGACTACAGATCATGTGACCTTAAAGGCAATTATTCAACAATTGACGGTAGGACATACAGATTTAGATTGACAGGTGAGTCTGGAATAGTTGCAAACGACGTTTCATTATTTGTGTATTTGAGAAATTCAAGTACAGCTTATAAAACTGTAGGTGTCCCTCAATTTGTCGGATCGACGTTTGATAAAACTTTCTCAATAACACCATCTCAGGATTGCGATCAAATTATTGTTAGGGTATCAAATTTAAATCCTTCCCTTATCAACAGTGTTTTCATATTCGAAGTTGAAGTTTTAGATGTTGCATATCAGGGTATTTATAATGTATCATTTACACCTAGTGATTTAGATATTTGTGACGAGTCCATAAGCTTGAAAGTATACCGTAACTCAAGTCCTGATGTGGAAGAAGCTAAGACAGATTGCATCCAAGTTTCACAAACGATCAACAATCCAACCGTTCTTATAGAGTACTCAAATACTAATAACTTTGATGGTTTGGTATACGAAGATGTGAGTCCAGAGCAATCATTTCAAACTCGGATACCTGCAATATTTTTTCATGAAAGATTCCCTTCAGATCGAGAAGTAGTAGAGCTTTCGAATAGCAAAATCATTAACCTAAACAATGCTATGCGTGCCCAAAAGCTTCTTGATACTGACTATATACCCTATTACATGCACCGTAAAACGCAACTTATTTTAATGCACGATAATGTGTCTATTGATGGTAAGGAGGTGACGTATAACGAGGCTTACGAGATTCAAGAAGGGGAAAGAAGATGGCCTGTAAAGAAGGCTAAGGTTTGGCTGAATGATCGTGATTTTGTTAAACGAAACGTTATTTAAGGCTTTTGTAAACTGTGAATATTTATCCGAAAGGATCGACTAAAAGTAAAGTGAAAATGAAAATAAAATGAATTTCAATAATCCATTGGCTTTCTTTAATAGACGAGCTGATATTTTTTGCGACATCGCACAACCTGACTACGTACAACAAGGTTGTGGTGCAGAACTCGGAGGGATTCCATTCATAGCTTTGATCGATCCATCTGTAGTAATCGACGAAGATGATTTAACATCTACGCTAGAAAGCGCTTCCTGGTGGACCACAAACATTAGTGCGTCTCCTTCGGATAGATTTGTAGTCCTCAATACACGTGGTTCTCTTCCTGCTGGCACTCCTACTGAGGAAGAAGGATATGGGTTTGTCCCAACTGAAAGAACAGGAGACGACCGGGAATTGACGTTCGAAGCTCTTGGGGTCCGCTCAAATCGTGACTTCTGGGCTGCTGCCAATCAAAAAAGAAACTGGCAGCTTATCTACGGAACTGCTGGTAAAGATGAAAATGGAAATTATAATGCCTTTTATGTGAAGGACGTTTCCATCTATGCATCGGAAGTTATAGACCAAAGCATTAAATCTAGAATTCGTTATTCCGGATCTGCTAAATGGTCTACTGCTATGGTTCCAGCACTTCCATTCTCTTTCCCGGCTTCAGTTATTACAAGTTTAGCTGCTTAACCAATGGGGAAGGGGATTAATCCTTTCCCTGTTTTACACCTATGATATATCCTAGCCAAGAATTTGCGGAACTTCTTAAAAAGGTCATAAAAGACGATTTAAGACACCCACTTTATGATGAAACCGTAAAGCATGCGGAAGCTATGGCAGTGCATATATTTGGAGATAAGCCGGTTTACTTACTAGAGAGAGCTAGGCCTAGGGAAGACGAGGAAGTGAAGTTGTACAGGCTAGAAAACTATGAGCCGACAACTAAAGCCGGAGCAGATAAGGCTATTGATATTGTTGGCAAAATTTTCAATCCAACTCTTTACTCTATTACATGGAAGGAGCAAAATCCTCAAGTAAAAGAATTACAGGATTATACTTTACAGTATTATCCCAATTATAACTCATTAGCCACATTCGATAAAGACGTGGTTTTAAGGAGGATGCTTGCTGATCCAAATGGTGTAATGGCCATAAAGCCTATGGAGGTTCCAGAAAATGACAGCCTCAGGATAGAGCCAGAAACGGTTTTATATGGATCTTCATCTATATGGTATTATGACCGTGATTTTTTTCTGATCTTTAAAAACAAGTACTCGGAGGATAATATCGATTATTTTGAGTTCGACTACTTTGATAAAATTAAGTATGTAGAAATGTCTTGTTGGTACGATTCGGCAAAGAAGACTATAAACATAGATGAAGTAACACCTCCATACGTACACGGTTTTAAAGAAATTCCAGCTTGGTTTTTGAGAGGTAAATCAAAGTCATTGGATAACGGCTCAATTATCTACGAATCATTCTTTTCTTCTGCGCTACCACATTGGAATTTAGCTGTTACTCATGAGTCTGATTTGCTGGGGGCGTACATCAACCATCTACATCCTCAAAAGTACGAGCTTGCCGAGGATTGTAATTATCAATTCAATTTCGAAGGGATGTATTACCCTTGTAGAGGTGGTATTGTAAGATATGGCAACCATGATGAGAAATCCCGTTCTATGGAATGTCCTCAGTGCCTTGGAACCGGCTATAGTTCAGTTAAGTCTCCACATCAGAGCTACATGTTCAATCGCAAAAAGCTTGAAGATGGTACGCCTAGCGGATTATTGCCTGTTGGGTACATAACTATACCTGTTGATGCTACCAAGATGCTCGAGGAAAGAACTCGTGAGATGATTAAGAAGGGCATGTGGGCCATCAACATGGATGTAGAAGATGAGGTTGGTGAAAACCAATCAGGCATCGCTAAGGTGATCGACCGTTCGGCACAATACGACACGCTTTTTACAATTAGTTCCGTGGTGTTTGATGTACACTTGACTAATCAATATTACTTCATCAATAAGTACATGTTTAGCATCGAGGCTAAAAGCTTGAATCGTAAGGAAGATAAAAACCTCCCTGAGATCAATAAGCCGTCTATTTTTGATGTAATGACTACTGCGGAACTGATCAATAACTTTGCTGTTGTTCAAAAGGCAGGTATGGACAAAAACTATCTGAGATTGAAAGCCATTGAGATCGTTAATAAAGACTTTTCTACTGCCCCTGATGTACGTAAGTACCTCATTGCAATACTCAACCTAGACCCTTTGTATGGTTTCGTCCAAGATGAAATTAGCCTAGGGGTTAATTCGGGAGTAATTCGAAAGCTAGATTGGACTATTCATGAGAATCTTAAAACCTTCGTTGATCGCGCTATAGTTGAAAAACAAGGTTTTTTAGAACTTGAAAAAGATCAGCAAATACCTATCATAGAAGGATACGGGAAACAAATGCTCACAGAAGCAAAACCAAAGATTGATCCAGCGGTTATGGCAGTAAATGATGCTGCATGACGCCGAATAAAGTAGCTGATCAAATTGAAGGCTTGATAATAAGCGCTAATGGTAAGTTTGAAAAAGCCATCATTCGCGTAGAAGAAAAGCTATATTCTGATTTGGTTACTATTTTAAAGTTCATCGAAACAGACGTAGATGGTAATATAATTCAGAATTCGGGGAATAGATCAATTTTAAGAGCGGCACAAATCCAATTTGATAAAACAATTCAAGGTTCTGAATATCAAGATGCGGTAGAGACACACCTACGAGTTGTTCCAAAAGTAGACGCACTTAATATAGCTTATTTCGAATCCGTATCGTCAGCTTTTAAACCGAATAGGGTTTTTATTAAAAACCTACAGACCTCAACCATCGAAACTATAAATTCTTTGGTTCTTCAGGACGGGATTGCGGCACAAGTAAAAATACCATTGAATGACATTTTAAATCAAAACATTAACTCCGGAGGTTCTTTTTCCGGGATGCTGAAGCAATTGAAGATATTCATAGAGGGCGATCCATCCAGAGAAGGCAAGCTTTTAAGCTACTCAAAACAGATTTTGCGGGATACTCTTTTCAACTATGCTCGTGCATACCAACAGTCCGTAGTCGCCGACCTTAAACTTACCTGGTATTTGTATGCGGGTGGTACTATGGATACTTCTCGATCATTCTGTGTTGATAGATCGGGTAAATTTTTTACCGAGGAAGAGATTAAAGCATGGTCCGGACTAACATGGCAAGGGAAGAACCCACTAACTACAGAAAGCTCAATTTTCGTGTATTGCGGTGGTTTTAATTGCAGTCATCAATTAATTGCAGTAGATCAATCAATTGTACCGCCTGAAGATTTAGTGAGAATATCATAATACGAAGCATTTCGTACATATAGATAAAATTTATAACTTAGCATAAATCATAAATAAAATCTATGGGTAAAAAGTATTTTGTCAGACATCGAGTTTCAGGTATTGAGCGCGATATGACCGAATCTAGTTTTAAACTAGCTGGTGAAAAACGGGGTTGGGTAATACTGCATGAGGTTAAACCAAAAGCTGGCGAAAAATCTATCGTGCAGCAGGAAATGGATAGACTGAGAGCGGAACAAGCAGCAAAAATTGTTTCAGAAACGAAGGATGAAGTTTCCGAAGACGTTGATACAACTTCCGAAGTAAAAGAAGTGAAGAGACGCGGACCTAAACCTAAGAAAAATGAAGAGTAAGGATTTTTTCGCGAAGCTTGCCGAGAACGGTAAGATCACGAACGAGGAGTACAAAAAATTCATGGAATCAGTAGCAGACAGTGAAATTCCTGATTCAGTTTTCGCTGCAATCGAAGAGAAATTTATGACCGCAGAGCGTGCAGCGACGCACCCGGAAGTAATGGCTAAACTTCGATGGGAGACTTTGAATCCTATTAACCGAGAACTTGAAAAGCTTCTCCCTATTCTGGAAAAGGTTGATAAGTACACCGCAACTGAAATTAGCGGATTGGTCAGGGATAACAACGGCGCGAAAACACCAGACACCTACAAGCAACTCGGCGCAATAAGCGCTGCTTTACCTAAGCTTTTTGATAAACTCAAGGTCGCTCCAAACGACGAAGAGTCAAAGAAAGTCATCGAGGAACACAAAAGAACCATTCAAGAACTTACCGATAAGTTCACTGGTGTAGAGGAGGAAACCAAAAAGAAGATACAAGCCATCGAGGCCGCCAAGTCTAAAGAGTTCAATGATTACAAATTGAACGGAGAATTGGAAAAGATGGTAAATTCTTATACATTCGCTGATGCGTATTCCGAAACTAAGAATACGCTTACAAAAGCAATATTAGCTGAATTAAAAGCTAAAAATCATTTGGCTTTGGCCACGAAAGACACTGGCGAGGAAGTTATCGAAGTTCAAGAGCTTCACAACGGAACCGCTCGACCTAAATTCAATGGTAACACTCCTGTTGTTATCAAAAGTTTACTGGATGAGGCCTTTACTCCATTCCTTAAAAAGAGCAACGCTGATTCAGGCGATGACCAAGGTAATGGGCAACAGTCTAGCCAGTCGCAAAGATCATCATCCTACAAAGTCGACGACGGACAACCAACAAGGCGTCAAGGCGCTAATGTGTCTGTGACTGTGTAGAAATGTTTAATTAACAATGCCAAATCCAAATTTTAATATTGTTGGAGCCTGTCAACTCATTAGAGAAGAGGCAGCCAACCTTGCAGGCATAAACTATGCCTTCAATCTTCAAAGAAAAACTGGTATGCTTGACTGGCTTACATCGCAAGAAAACGGCGGTGTAAATGCTCGTTATATTACCAAAGAAGGGAAGCTAACCAAGTTGGAAGTTTTCTACGATCAGCGTACAAAAGAGTGTCAAATTACAGATGATTGCTTTGTAAGTGTCTGTGATGATGGTACAAGCCCAGCGCGTAAGCGGTTCGAATTTACAATCGATAACTGTATCGCAACTCCGGTTCGTGAATACACACTCGACGATATGATCACTCTTTGTAAGGACCCCAAGGCATTCATGCGTGAACGTCTTGAATCTGACATGAGAGCAGGGCGTGAGCATTTGTCACGTAAAATGCTTGCTGAAGTTGATGCAATGAAAGGTCTTAACCTCCATTTTGGTGGCGGTTCAACTCCGGCAGGAAGCTCTAAGACTTTCGATTTGATCACAACCGACTCTTACGGACAAGCAATCCCACTTCCTGGGAACTTCGCTCGAGTAATGCTAGATTACCAGACAAACCAACTCAATGGACAACCTGCCTTTATTGGTCAAGGTAACTTTGAATTGTTCTGGAAAACACACGGGTGGTCTTGCTGCAATAGCACAACTCCATACGGAAGCGCAAATCTCGAAGGTGAAGGAAGGTTTTACGTTGACCAGATCGCTAACGCGGTGTTGGGCGACAATGATATCCTAATGATCGCTCCTGGTGCGGTTAAGTCTGTTTTCTTCGCTGAAAACATTCTTTTGGAGAAAATGGGTATGAATGATAACGGTAAAATGTCAATCACCATTCCAGACTCTGCCGGTTATCCATTTAATTGGAACTTCGATTTGTTCTTTGACATCTGTACAAAGTCATGGAAGTCTATGTTATCACTCCAATGGGGCGTGTTCAATGTATTCCAACAGGATTCATTTGCTTCTAATGATGACACAACTGGGTCTCCTGACTGTTCTGATGAGCTTGACGGGATGACTGGAGTTTTCGGATTAACCATTACATAGAATTAGGATTAGCATTTCATACAGTGAAATGTATTTTCCACGGTAAGAATTGGAAACATTTGTATAAAGAACATTTTGCAGTGTAACGAGAATTATATCGGTCTAAATCTTGACGACAGAAGCAGGTCGGGGCTTTACGCTTCCGATCTGCCTGGCGTTGAGGAGTTGTTTTTTGACCTAACGTCTAAGCCAGGTGAAGAAACTATAGATTCATGGGAAAGGGTATACAGGAACGCATGGACTAATATGGTTTCTGATATTCAAACTTACCTGCAATCTAAATTTTGGGTTAATCACAAGCTTGTGAATCGAGAAACATCTGAGATTAAAACAGATGTCAATTTATCCACTGAAAGGTCAGGTGTACGAATAAAATTTGATCTGCCTAGATACGGTAGGATTCATGTACTATCAGTTAAGCTTTACAGTCTTCAAGATTATCTTAGTCCACCGGCAGCTATACAAATTTATCACGAAGATGAAAATGGAGATCTACTCCATGAGTCGGAACAGTCAATAAGCGAAGGGTCAAACACATTCTTTATTGATCAGGACTTTGAGGTCAATGATATTTTTGTTTCATACGATCCAACTCAGTTTGAATTCAGAAAAACAGAGAACAAGTTTTACAACACTGGATTTCCTATATGGAACAAATTCGACTGTATGTTTC